ATAAGGAATACTATCCGGTTGTTAGTTATCCATCGTTTGTTGATGGTGAGGAATGTGATTTGTTTGATGCGGGACAATTAATTTTGAGGCTTGATACCCATGAGTAATTTAATAACATCAGAGTCTTTAGAACTTTTAAGATCTAATAAGACATATTATATGTCTACTAAACAACCTCTTATGGGGTTTAATAGTTCTGTAAAGATCTCTAAAGGTCTTAAAAGATTTGATTATACCACAGGAATCCTGTACTTGCAACCCTCAAATGCAGTTTCAGTTAGAACTTTATGCCCTTGGGCTAAACCTGCTGGTTGTGAGGATGATTGTTTAGGTAAAAAGTCTGGTCGTTTGCAAATGTTACTGTCGCAAAATGCAATGACCCGTCGAACAATCCAGTATGTACTTGATCCCGATGGTGTTAAAGATAGATTGCGAAGTGAAATACTCAAGAACGAAACAGATAATTACTGTATCCGACTCAATGGTACTAGCGATGAGGATTGGTCAGATCTTATTTCATCACTTCCAAACATCCAGTTCTATGATTACACCAAAGTATTTCATAGGGTTGAAAGAAACACTCTGAGTAATTATCACTTGACATACTCAGCATCATTTCTAAATAAAAAGTTAATCAATAAAACTAAGGAGGCCGTTGCAAAAGGATTTAATGTAGCACTACCCTTGAACACTAAAGAGTGTAAGGGTGAGTTTAAGAGGCCCACTGAGGCTGTAATCAATAATGAAATCAAGCAGTTAAACGACTTTGATTATACAGACTTAAGGTTTCTTGACAAGGACGGTAGCGTAGGTACATTACTTAGGAAGGGTTCAAAGATTACTGATCGGCTGGCTGAGATGAGCAAGCCAAGTTTCTTTGGGAATCCTTCCACGCTTGCGTTACTGGCTTGACAGACTTTGACGGGGCTGGTAAGGTGGCTCCGTCATCACGACAAAGTAATTTAATTTTCAGGAGTTCGCATGAACACAGTAGTTTCTTTTTTCGACAAAACTTCTTCAGATGTAAACAATCTTCGTGACGCTGGTTACGGTGAAGCAGACTTTCAAGTATCTTCTACGCCAGTGCTATACAAGGCGGAAGGCTTGGGTAACTTTGGGAATATAAATAAACTTGAAGGTAAGCATGTATATTACCGCGAAGATACCGGCGATGCTTTGGCGATCCACGGTGAGCGATACAAGCCAGTATCACATACCCGAATGATTGATACCGCTCGTAATGTATTGGAGCGTAGTAATCTAAACCTTCGAGACATCAAGGAAAACATCCAAGTCGGTGACGGCGGTGCAGTTTGTTTTATTAGACATCAACTACCCAATCATGAGATTGTAACTCCTGATGGCGACACTGCGATTCTTGAAATGTTACATATCAATTCATTCAATTCAGTGTGGCCTTATCAGGCTACTGTCGGTGCCATGCAGAATGCTTGTACTAATCATCAAGTATTCCTTGGGCAGACCGCTGGAATCTACAAGGCTAGACACACTAACAAGCTCAGTGTAGATCATGGCGCTAGTCAAATGAATAAGATAATGGATGTTCTTGACACTCAAAATGAGATCTGGGCTGAGTGGTCTAAAATCCCAGTGGGTCGAAAGGAAGCCTTTAGTTATATTGCAGAGGCGACAGGCTCTAAGTTTGCACTTGGTAAACTAAAAGAGGGTGAAGATACTTATTCAATCATGACCATGCCGACAGCATATAATAATTCTTCTTTGGTTTATGCTTGGACTCAGTACAATGAGCGGTACAAGCGAGCAATGGGTGAAACTTACTGGGCTGTTTACAATGCTTTGACTGATTGGTCAAGCCATCATGTGGGTACTCGTAAGAATAAAATTGATATTCCAGTTGCTCAGGTAAAAAAATCTGAGAAGGTTCAGCAGGTAATTACAAGATTCCCACTAGCGGCATAGGCTCTCCTGACACCCTGAGCATGGTGAAAAACTGCTCACTTAATATAACTCCGGGTAATGGAAGATTAATATATGGATAGTAGAATAGAAAGTTTATTTGGTATTACTGAAGATGGTTATCGTGATCTTCGGTTTAATCTTAATGAGTCTAGTGTACATACTGCTCTAGGTGGTGACGATTTACATGTTCTTTATTTTGATTCTGATGATGGCTGTGCTTTATTCTCTACACCTTGTGAGATCTTTGAGGAGTCTGGAATTAAATTTGAATTAATTGATTGTAAGTATTGCGACATTGCGCTTTCGGATCTTCAGTTTATTTATAAAATTTTTAAATCTTTTTCTGCGGAGAGCACTGATGTCCACTAAAGATATTTTAATTAATGGATTCCACGACAATCAGGACAGTGATTACATTAGTGAGTGTATACAGGCTGAGTTAATTGATAGAGGATACAAGCCTGAAAGTTTTTCTTGGGCCATAAGTGTTACTATTTTTGAGGAAGATGAAGATGAAAACTAAAAAAATTCTTGTTGAAGTAGCTATTGAAGTTGAAGATTCTGTTGACTCTGAAGATGTAGTTTGTTGCTGTGACTACTCATTTACAGATTACGACAACAGGATAATCTCTACTGAAATTAGAGGCTATACTGAAGTTTTCCCTAATGGTCAGATTACTGAGGATGTTTAATGAAAACTAGAATCCATGTTAATCAACATAACATTAAGGCTAATGCCAAGGGTGCTGAGTTGCCAGTGATTACTGTCAAGGACTATAAACAAAATAGAAAGGCTAACCATGCCGCTGTTGTAGACTCTGAAGGTAAGCCACTGGTAAGTGTTTACTACTGCCCCGATAACCCATTGCCCTGCGGTGCTAAGGTTTGGATTGAAACTGAGTTGGAGGTTGTGACCGTTGGATAAGATAGGTTTGTTTGTTGATCACTTTGTTATTTATTCTGATAGGCGGGAGGCTTTTATTCTAAATTGTGGTACTATTTCAGCGTTTGAAGAAAGTTTGCGAGAGTTGATCTCTTCTGAAATTAGAGATACACTACTGGAGCGTGTGAATGTATTAGATTATGACATGAAACTAGCTGAACCTAAGCGCCATGTAAGTCCTCAATATGACAGACTTAGAGATGCTAGAACTGCTTTGATGCGTTTGCATAATGATCTTCTTTGGAATAAGGAAACTGTATGAACATATTTTATATTGACACCTGCCCTGTCAAGGCTGCACAAATGCAGTGTGATAAGCATGTAGTTAAAATGATTTTAGAATCTGCACAAATGCTCTGTGCTGCACACCATGTTGAGGGTGACGGTAATGTACCTTACAAGCTGGCCCATAAGAACCACCCCAGCACTGTATGGACTCGCACTAACAAGAAACATTATCAGTGGCTCTGGGATCACATGATGGCTTTAGGTAAGGAATATACTGAGCGTTACGGTAAAGTACATATGACTATTACTAAGTGTGCCGAAGCTCTTAAAAATCCTCCTGAAGCCGTACCAGATATTGACTGGGCTGACCCACCACAGTGTATGCCTGATGAGTGTAAGCGTGATACTTCACTAGCTGGGTATACTGAGTATTATTTTAATTATAAACCAAAGGCTATCGACATGCGTTGGATGGGAGTTAAGTATGTATAATTTATTTTATAAAGCTATCAAGTGTCAGCACGATGCGCTAGATAAAATGTTTCCTCAAAGAAACTGGCCTGCCGGTGCTGTTGAAACCCCTTCTCCGCACGTAGTAGAATCTATACGCTTGCATCGTAGGGGTCTTGACTTTGATGAGATTGCTGCTAAAGTTGGTAAGCCTCGCCGGTTGGTGGCGGGTATTGTAAGAAGATCAGGGTGTAGATAATGCAAAATGTAATTGATATGTGTAACCATATACTGTATTATTCCAGTGCGTACTGTGGCTTTGAAGAACCTAGTGATGAAATGAAAGCCCATGCACAGCATTTAATGCTTGAACATGGTGAGGAATTCACAGTCAATTTTGCTAGAGTTTATTTACAAATACAATGGGAGGCTTTGAATGAGTGCTACTGATCCAAGAGAAGAATTTTGTAGTGAAATAGATGATTGGTGGTGCCAGTTATTTGCACTGCGAGTCGGAGCTAGTCCACCCTCAGATAGAATTAAACATCGTTTTATTTCTTTTGTAGAAGAACGCTGCTCTGAAGTAGGCTGCTGGAAA